TGTATAATTCTTGACGTTACTCATACTCTTTCACCTACGCTTTCTGCTGAAGCACCTTGATGGCTTCAGGAAGGATCAGTTTTCCATCAACTCTCTGGGTTGCCTTGAAGCCGACCTGGCCTGTTGCTGCAAAAAGCTCATTCAGTCTCTGGAAGGATCTGCCTTGTCTGTCAGCTACCCAATAGTAACCGAAATCACCGAAAGCGATGGACTTTGCTCCTGCGGCAATCGTAGGAACATACACTGATGTCTTAACCGGTCTATTGAGAATAGTGTCCGGCTGACCAGCTGTGATGGAAGGCTGCCAAATGTACTGTCCGTTCCCGTCCTTCAGCTTTCTAATTGCCTTGACGGTTGCATCGTTCATGATGAATATTGCGTTCTTTCTGTAAGGTGATTTCAAGCTGTAGAACAAATCCATGATCTCATCAATAGTGATGGCTGTCGCTGAAGCTGCTGTGATGCCAAGCTGCGCGCCGCCAGTGGCATTGAAAATACCTGTTGGCTTACCAGTGCCATCCCCTATGAAGAACGCCTCTTCTTCCTTTGCGCCAATTCTTCTAGCGAACTCCCGCGCGATATAGCTCTCTAAATTAAAAACACTATCATTAAGGAGTTCTTCCGAAACCTTAATCATAGTGGCTAATTTGTAAGCTCCAATTGAAACCTGCCCGAAAGCATCATCCGTTTCTGGGATTTGTCCTTCTTCATCTACCCATGAAGCTGTTCCCTTGGAAGCGACGACCGGAATTTTTCTATCCCCTGAGGAAGTTGTAATGACCTTTGCCATTGTTCTAAAGATATTCTCTTCATCCAAAGCCTCAATCAAGGTCCTCTCGAATTCGTCCGGTACCAAGTATCCTCCTTCGGAGTCGGTACCAATCTGCAGGGCGTTCTGTACATCGTAGCTATTCTTGTTTCTCATAGCTTTCCAGAAAGCCTCTTTATAGGAATCGGATGCTCGACCCTTCTTCATATCCCCAGTCTGACTCGCTCCAGGCTGATTAGTAATCGGTAACGATGTGGGACGGGAAAGTTCTGCATCAATAGATGCCTGACGCTCCAGCCGCTCTATTTCCTTTCCAAGATTCATAACATCCATCTCCATCTTTTCGTAGGTTTCCGTATCTACGGCTGAAAGCATGCCGTCTGTCCCCCTCTTGCTGTCTAGGAAGGCTTTTGCACCTTCCCATGCTTTAGCGCGTTTTTCTCTAAGTTCAAGAATTGTGTTCATATAAATTTTCCTCCTTAATTTTAGTGAGCCAGCAGGCTCAGTCTTTTTTCGAGCTGCTCAATAGGTGTTTTGTTTTCAGGCTTAGGTGGGATAAGTTTTGAGAGCAAAGAGTTTGTCACCGCTGAACGTGAAAACATCATGGCTTCTTGCGGCTCCTTCTGTTTCTCCTCATCACTATCAAACAGGATTTTATCTGCAAAGCCTAGTTCCACTGCTTTCTTGGCATTGAACCAGGACTCAGCATCCATCAGATGTGAAAGCTTGGACCTTGAAAGACCTGTCTTGATTTCATAGGCATTCATAATGCTTTCTTTAACTTCGGCAAGCATCTCGCTTGCTTTCTGCATCTCACTGGAATCGCCAATGGCAACGGTCATGGGATTGTGGATCATCATCATGGCCACTGGAGACATCAAAACCTCTGTACCGGCCATCGCTATGACCGAAGCAGCTGAAGCAGCAAGTCCATCAATCTTGACTTTCACATTGCCCTGGTAGTCCATCAGCATGTTGTAGATTTGTGCTGCACTAAAGACATCTCCGCCTGGAGAATTAATCCAAACAGTAATATCCCCGGTACAGGAATTCAGTTCATCCTTAAATATTTTCGGAGTAACCTCATCTCCATACCAGGTTTCGTCCGAAATCTCCCCATTGAGAAACAGGGTCCTTCCGGCTTCATTGCTTACCCAATTCCAAAATTTACGTTTCATATCGTTGTATCACTTCCTTTCTGTTAAGTTTAAGTTGCCGGTAGATTGCTCACCTGTGTTTGCAAAAGCTCCGGCATCCTTGAGCTTTGTCATATTGCCGTTTATGAGATACAAGTCTCCTCCCTCATCTTCAGAAATAGAATTCATATCCTCCATCTCACGGATGTCGTTTGCAGATAGCCAGCCGTTTTGCCTTCCAATCGAGTAGCCATTCATGCGGCTCTGGTAATCGCCTCGAAGCAGTCCGTCAACATTAAGCTTTATGAAATATTCGCTTTTCTCTTTAGGCAGCAACAGTGACCGTTGCAATGCCTGCTCCCACCGAATCACCCAGGGATCAAGGGTATACTTCACAAATTCAAGTGACTGCTGCTCAATATTGGAAAAGCTAGACTTTTCAAGATCTCCCACCATGTGTGGAGGGATTCTGTACAGCCTTGCAATCTCATTGATCTGGAATTTTCGTGTTTCCAGAAACTGAGCTTCTTCCGGCGGGATACCGATCTGCTGGTATTTCATCCCCTCTTCCAGAACAGCCACCTTATGGGCGTTATTTGTTCCCCGGTACACTTCATTCCAGGAGTCACGTACCTTTTTAGGGTCTTTTAATACACCGGGATGCTCAAGAACACCGCCAGGATTAGCTCCATTAGCAAAGAAACTAGCACCATACTCCTCGCATGCGAGAGTCATTCCTACCGCATTTTTTGCCATTGCGATCGGCGAGTACCCCACTAAGCCATCGAAGCCAAGTCCAGGTATGTGCAAAACATCCTGTTTTCGGAGGACCACTGTTCCATAGTCCTTGAAGTTTGGATTCTCGTCCGATGTTCGAGAATAGGTATAAAAAATCTCCCCACTTTTGTCCCTGCCAACATTCACTTTGTTTGGTAAGAGAGGATATAGCCCAAGCACCCTTCCAGCGCCGTCACGTATGATCTGTACATAGGCATTCCCCCAGATGAGCAAATGGCTCATTAGCGTTTCTCTAAACACAAATGAGGTCATTTCACTATTTGGTTCATCGTGGAGGATGTGATAAAGCGGATGGTCATAGACCCTTTCCTTTCCTCCCTCTTTGTAGCGGTAAATATGAAGCGGCAGAGAAGCTAAAGCCTCTGACAGAATCCGCACACATGAATAAACCGCTGTAGTTTGCATGGCGGTAAACTCATTTACGCTCTTTCCGCTTGTGGTAGGCCCGAATAGAAAGGTGTAATTCGAACCGGAATAGTAGTCACTAGGCTTGTCTCTTGCCTTGAAAATCTTTGAAATTATAGGTATATTCATTGGCTGCACCTCCAAATAAGCTCTTGTTCTATAAAGTTTTTATAAAAAAAGAAGCCCGCGATCGTTATACACAGACTCCCCTCTATTGTCGCTACCGCATCGTAACGCGCGATCTAATGCCATTATCGTTGCGACAGCTCCGTCAATTTTTTCTGTACTCTTTTCTTTGTCCGGTTTGATGTTCCCGGCAGGATCGGTTCGAATAAATATATTGTCCATCATCCAGCGGAGAACGGGATGTCCGCCATGAGCCAGCTTTTCTTCCAGTGTCAGTTTCATGAGTTCCTTTGTCGGTGGAGACATGTCTTTGAATCCCTGGCCGAAAGGAACAACTATAAAACCCATGCCTTCAAGATTCTGAACCATTTGTACAGCTCCCCAACGGTCAAAGGCAATTTCTCTAATGTTGTATTTCTCTCCGAGTTTCTCAATGAACGCTTCAATAAAACCATAGTGAACAACATTACCATCAGTAGTTTTAAGGAATCCTTGTTTCTCCCAAATGTCATAAGGCACATGATCGCGCCGTACACGCAGGTCAATATTTTCTTCTGGCATCCAGAAGTAAGGCAGAACGATATACTTGTCGTCCTCTTCTTCTGGCGGGAAAACCAGAACAAATGCCGTAATATCCGTCGTACTTGAAAGGTCGAGCCCGCCATAGCAAACGCGTCCAGCAAGCGAATCGGGATCGGTTGTGAATGAGCACTTATCCCATTTATCCATAGGCATCCATCGGATTGCCTGCTTGACCCATTGATTGAGTCGTAGCTGCCTGAAGCTGTTTTCCTCTGCAGGATTTTGTTTTGCACTCTCACAGGCTGTCCGCACCTTATCAATACCCACCGTAATACCAAGCGAGGGGTTTGCCTTTTTCCATACCTTTGGGTCGGTCCAGTCATCCGCTTCATCCGCCCCATAAATCACTGGGTAAAATGTAGGGTCGT